TCAACCCGCAGATCATCATCACGTAGGAGCGCGGCATGGCCTCCAGCGGCGACTACAGCTTCAACCCATCGACCTATGCCATCATCACGGGCGCGATGCGGCTGATCTCGGCGATCCAGTCCGGTGAAGCCCCGCCGGCAGAGGAATACGAGGACGCGCTCGCTTCGCTGAACGGCGTCATCCACGCGTGGCAGACCAACGGCCTGCACGTCTGGACACAGAGCACGATCGACGTGCCGCTGGTCGCCGGGCAAGCCTCCTACGAGATCGGCATCGGCTCGGCGGACCTGCCGACCATCCCCAGGCCGCTGAAGATCACCGAAGGCCGCCTCATCCTCGGCAGCGACGAGGAGCCGCTGATCGCGATGTCCCGCTGGGACTACGCCAACCTGTCCAACAAGCTAAGCCCACACGGCCCCCCGGTGCAGTACTTCTACGACCCGCAGCTGCCCTACGGCGTCCTGACGGTCTACCCGACCCCGGCGATCACCGGCACCTGCCGCTTCATCGGCCAGCGCCCGCTGCAGACGTTCGACACCCAACGCGACACCGCCGACATCCCGCAGGAGTGGGTCTCGGCCCTGCGCTTCTCCCTGGCCGTGGAGCTGGGGCCGGAATACGACGTGCCGGCCGAGCGCCTGAAGATCGTCAAGGAGCTGGCCGACGAGAAGCTCAAGGTCGTGCAGGGCTGGGACACCGAGCAGCAGGGCACCACGACGCTGCCGTTCTCCCAGCCGGTCTACCAGCTCATCGCGGGCGCCCTGAGGCTCTGTGGCGGCTGTGGCGCCCAGGACACCCCATCCCTCGGCCTGATCAACAACGGCTTCTACAGCCTCAACGCCCTGGTGCAGCAGTGGCAGGGGATGGACATCCGTCTCTGGACCGAGGCGGACGCGATCCTCCTGCTGCGCCCAGGCCAGACGCGGTATCTGATCGGCCCCGGCTCGCCCGATCAGGTCTACCTCTCCAAGGACTGGAACGACAGCATGTGGCCCGCCGGGCCATTCCCGACGACACCCCTGCCGAGGCCACTCAAGGTGCCAGCGGCGCGGCGCTACATGATCCCGCCGCCGGGCGGTCACGGCATCGAGACGCCGCTCGCTGTGCAGTCGCGCATCGACTACGCGTTCACCCCGAACAAGACGACGCCGGGGATGCCGACGCAGTTCTTCTTCGATCCGCAGCTCGGCATGGCGGTCATCAGCATCTGGCCAGCGCCGGCTGACACCATGACCGCGATCAAGTTCACCTGTCAGCTGCCGCTGACCACATATGCCGACCTGACCACGGCGGACAACTTCCCCGACGAGTGGCAGAACGCGATCCGCTACAATCTCGCGGTCGAGCTGTGGCCCGAGCACGCCGAGCGACGGGCGGCGATCAAGGGCGACTACAATATCCAGCTCGTGAAGGGGCTGGCCGACGAGAAGCTCATGATCGCCAGGGCGTGGGACAAGGAGCCGGAAAGCGTCTATTTCGGGCTGCAGCAATACTCTGACGTCCGGAACACCTGATGGCGCAGGTCACCGACTGGATCGCGCAGTCCTACACGGCCAACAGCGCGCCGCTGAACGCCTCACGCGTCATCAATATGTTCGCCGAGACCGAGGTGCAGGACGCCAAGAACATCGCTCCTGTCGGGATCTGGATGCACCCCGGCACGTCGCCCTTCGCCAACACTGGCAGCGGCCCGATCATCGCCTTCACCGTCATGCGCGGCCTCGTCTATGCACTGACCGGCGACAGCCTATTCCAGATCAACCACAACGGCACCTCGATCTACCTCGGTCACACCTCGGTCAGCACCAATGGCTGCAGCATCGAGAACAACGGCACGACGATCTGCTGGGTCGATGGCGTCACCGGCTGGACCTACAACACTACAACCGGCGTGCATCAGATCGTCGACAAGAATTTCTTCCCGTCCACCACGGTCACCTACTACGACACCTACTTCGTGTTCGCTCGCAGAGGCACGCAGCAGTTCTTCATCTCACCGCCGCAGTGGAACGGCATCGACCCGCTCAACGGTGCGATGTTCGCCTCCAAGGAGGCCACCAGCGATCTGATCGTCGGGATCGCCAACAGCCATCAGCAGCTGTTCATCTTCGGCGAGAAGCGCGGCGAGGTGTGGTACGACGCCGGCAACCCGGCGCCGCAGTTCCCGTTCCAGCGCAGTTTCGGAGCGATGGTGCAGCGCGGGCTGATGGCGCCCTACACGCTGGTGCTGGAGGACAACACCCTCTTCTTCCTCGGCGACGATCTGATCTTCTACCGACTCGAAGGCTTCGTGCCGCAGCGGATGAGCAACCACGCGATCGAGACGCAGTGGCAGAAGTATCGCGGTCTCTATTACACCAAGGCCTTCAGCTACACCGTGCTCGGCCACAAGATGATCGCGCTGACATTCCCGGAGGCGCACGCCACCTGGGTGCTCGATCTGGCCACCAAGCGCTGGCACGAGCGCGAGAGCTGGACTGCCGACAACCACGACAGCTCGATCGGCCGCTGGCGCGTCAACTGCGTGCTGAACAATAGCTCCTCGATCACCCAGTATCCCGACCTGCTGATGGGCGACAGCCTGAGCGGGCGTATCGACCAGCTGAACAACAACACCTTCACCGAGTTCGGCGCCACGATGCGGGCGCTGGTCATCGGGCCACCGTTGCACAGCGATCGCCGTCGCGTGTTCCTGCGCAAGTTCGAGCTGGACGTGGAGAGTGGGGTCGGTGCGCCCTACACGGCGCAGCTGCTGAACGAGTTCTGTCCCGACGGCATCACGATGACGACGCCGACCGAGATCCAGACGCCAGGGCCGCTGCTGGGACTGCCGGCGACCTACAGCAACTTCGTGTTCAGCAACTGGGTCTACCTGCCAAACGACAGCAATGTGCGTGGGCTGATGTTCGGCGACGGCAACCTGACGATCACCATCGCCAACAACAACAGCTCGGGCGCCAACCAGATCATCGTGCAGGCCAAGGATGCCGGTGGCGCGGCGATCCTCGATGCCGAGTATCAGTGGTCAGCCTGGAGCAACTGGGTGTGGGTCGGTATCTCGTGCGACACAGCGACGCACCAGCTGCAGTGCTGGGTCAGCACGCTCGGCTATGGCGATGTGCAGCTGACAGCAGTGGTGCTGACCTGGAGCAGCACCAACCCGATCGGCAATGACGGCTCGAACTGGACGCTGATCCCGCAAGCTGGGCCGTAACATGACGACGACGCTGTCCTACACCCTGGAAACGCTGCTGCTGCCGAACCCAGACTGGCCCGGAGGCTACGCCAGCAGTTTGTTCGGCCAACAGACCTTCGACTTCACCAGAAACTGGTTCTACGCGCCGATCAGTGCCCCAGGCCAAGGTGGTGTCGCCGTCACCGACCTGACCGCGATGCAGGTGATCAAAACACCGACGACAAACCAAATGTATGCCGGGACGCCGTTCGGCGCGACCCCGGGCGTGCCGTGGATACAGAGTTGGAACGAGCTGACTTGTGGCAATGGCACCGATCTCTTCGCGATCGTCCAGGTCACTGTGTTTCAGCGCTACTTCACCCGCATCAACCCGGTCACGATGAAGGTGAGCGGCGAGATAACCTCCGACACCAATGCGGGCGGTGGCGTGGTGAATACCACCGCGACACGCACCATCGTTGCCTATGCGAACGCTGACGCTAGCCATGGGGCGTATATCTATGACGGAACGGCCGTGGCCCTGATTACCATCCTGCCTCCGCCGACCTACGGCACCGGCAACAATTACCTCCTCATCCCAGGCCCCAAGCACCTCGACGGCAGCTGCGACTTCTTTGTGCTGAACGCCGACAACGGGGGCACCTCGGGGAACATCGACATCTGGCGCATCAAGGTCACGAACAGCCTCGTCGTCACCAACGTCAAAACCGGGACGGTGCATACGCTCGGTATCGTTCCGGTGACCTCCAACCTTTACTGCGGGGAGGCGAACTATGACGTCACGAATGATCGCCTCCTCATCTTCGTCACCAACCAGTTCACTCCCAACTCTGCACCGGCCTGGATCATGTCGGTGGACTTCGACGGCACAATCAACTGGGTGAACGGGCCACAGGACCAGGGCGGCAGTATCTACAACCGTGGCCAGTCACAGTTGACCAGCACCACTTTCACCTACGGCGACAGCGCTAATCTGACAACCTTAGATCCACTGACCGGTAATCCAGTCTTTACCGGCGGCATCCTCGTCTCTGGTACTACGGCCGGCTCGTTCTTCCGGATCTGGGATGCCTCACGGAACGCGTATTGGACCTACGCTCTGTCGCGCGGTTTCACGCGCGTCGACTTCCACACAGACACCCAGACCCTGACCGACGCCGAGCTGTTCTTCTCGCCCACCGCCAGCTTCATGGACCTCGCCGTCGAGGCCAATCGCCGCCTGTTCATCTCGACGCGCGGCACACCGCAGTGGCTGGAGACGACCGGCGATCTGCCGCTCAACGGCCAAGCACCACGGGTGTATCTCTCGGTGTCAGGCGCCGTCCCAGCGACCTTCGCCAACAACAACGGCACTGGCGGCAGCTTCGCGATCACCCATGGCCCGATGATGCTGGCGACCCCACCGCCCGGCTGCTCGCCCTACTTCATCACCGAAGCGGCAGGCCCCGCGTCGAAGCCGGAGTGGCGGCTGTCGGTCAGCGACGACGGCGCACGCACGTGGTCGACCTTGGTGAAGCCACGCGACATCGGGGCGACCGGGCAATACAAGACGCGCCTGCGTTGGCTGAAGATGGGGCACTTCCGGCAGCGCTCGATCAAGCTGGAATGCACCGACCCGGTGCGCCGCAATATCATCGGCATCTATCTCGATGACACGCAGGGTATGAGCTGATGGCAGTCCCGCCCGCAGACGTCCGTAGCGGCCTCCTGAACCCCTATAATCTCTCCATCGGTTTCTTTGGTGGCACTATCGTGCCCGGGGGGACGTACCCCTTCACCGGCTTTATCATCAGTATCAGCACATCGAACGATAACAACCTCAGCACTATTACCAACAATAATCACGTCTACATTGATGTAGTCACGCCGCCATCGTATGGTATCATTACACTGGACGGAGTGCCGACAAGCCGTTTCACATGGCAGCAGTCGCGAGACGGCAGGGTCGCCTACACCAACACCTCCGCAACGTCATCCGACACGTTCCGGCTGTGGGCGCGATACAACGAGGGCGCGACACCACTGCCGCTCGCTCCTGTATTCGTCCAGAACGTGCCATCGACTGCTTCGGGCGACCAGCAGACGGGTATGTACTATGGGCTGATGCTGGTCGGGGCGACGGACGCATCGCTCTATGAAAATACGTTCAGCACATTCCCGGCGATAAACAACTCTTTCACAGTGACGACCACCACCCCAAACTCGGTGCTGCTGGTCGGCGTCACTGGGTATGCGTCAGCAGTTGGCAGCACAGTCCCAACAGCACCAGCCGTCACCTCGATCAGCTTCGCTGGGCTGACGTTCACCCGGCTATCCCGACAGACATCGGCCGTGTTCATGCCGAGCGCTGTTCCTGCAGCAACCAGAAACTACATGACGGAGGTGTGGTGGGCGCTCGCACCGACGCCGGTCAGCGCCTCGCTTGCTATATCCGGCACCGGCTTCGCCAGTCCTGGCTTCCTGTTGGGCGATGTCACTGTCTTCAAGGGTCTCGCCAACCCAGCAGCTCCGTTCGACACCAACGCAAGCAACTTCCAGCACTTCATCACCAGCGCGCCACCATGGACCGGCATGGTCATGACGCCCGACGCGCCTGAAATCCGGGTCTTGCCCTGGGTTTATGAAATGATCGCCGGAAACGAGGACGCTCTCACCACAAGTACCTCACCTGGACTTCTTCCGAGGGGTTACGGGGTCACAGACTGGGTGCTTGAGGGTCAATCCGTCGAATGGCGTGTCGCCGGCCGAGGTCCAGCCTATACGAATTGCACAATATCCTTTGGGGAAACCACCACCGATACCCTGACCGACGCCGAGCTGTTGTTCCAGCCGACCGTCGGGTTTGTCGACCTGTCCGTCGAGGCCAACCGGCGCAAGTTCATCGCGACAGGAGGCACTCCCGCCTGGATGGGTAGCAACGGCGCCCTGCCGTTCGACCGAGTGCCGGCCGTCTATCTGACGACGCTCGGACCACCACTGGACTTTGCCGAGAACAACGGCACTGGCGGCGGGTTTGCGCCAAGCGGCCCGGTCTATGCCGCGAGTGGTCCGGGCTGCACGCCATACTTCGTGACGGAGGCGGCCGGTCCTGCGTACGATCCACAATGGCGTCTCACCGTCAGCGACGATGGCGGCAGGACGTGGAGCACGCTGGTCAAGATCCGCTCGATCGGCAAGCTCGGTGAATACCTCACCCGGCTGCGCTGGCAGAAGATGGGCCAGTCGCGCGAGCGCATGATCAAGCTCGAGTGCACCGACCCGGTCAGGCGTAACATCGTCGGCGTCTACGTCGATGATACGCAGGGCATGGGCTGATGTCGGGCACGACGATCGCGTATGGCGACCGGCCGATCGCCAACGTGCAGGGCACAGGCGCCTACGCCACGTTCGAGTTCCTGCAGTTCCTCGAGCGGCTCAGCGCCGCGCAGAGCGGCAGCAGCTCCGGCACCCCTGCGCTGCAGGCTCAGGTCAACAGCAACACCGCAGCGATCGGCATCCTCAACAGCGAGGTGTCGACCCTCAACACAGCGGCCGCCGCGAACGCCATCACCGACACAGCGATGCGCGCGTCGATCATCAGCCTCACCAACCGCATGCCAGCGCAGAGCGCGATCGGCCAGGGAGCCGCTGTCGCGCTGACCTCGGGCACGGTGGCGCAGATCACCAGCGAAGCCACCTTCGCGGGCGGCTACGTCCTGATTGGCACCGTCTATCTCACCGGCACCGGCACGGTCACGCTCGCCCAGGCCTCGGCGG